TTCGCGAAGTAGCTGATACTCTTGAAGCTTCGATTGATGAACGTGGTGTGCTTTTGCGTGACCAGTTTGAAGATGCATGTGGCGGAGAATTTGATAATACGCGACGTGACGAATTCGTAGTAAAATACGAAGATTATATTAAAAAACTTTTGGAGGAAAAAAATGACTAGAGATCAAATGCTAGACGCACTACGTCAAGATGTATGTGCAGTAGAATTCACTAAAGTGAATGGTGATAAACGACTAATGGAATGTACGCTTCGTGCTGATATGATTCCAAATGATATGCTACCTAAAACAGATAGTAATCTAACTGATGGCTTAGATCGAACTATTGATGTTATTCGTGTATTCGATACTCAAGCAGGTGGTTGGAGATCATTTAAAGTTGACGCTGTAGAAACCTTTAAACCACAGACTGCGGAGTTCCTAGTTGAGAGTTGATCAACAAAAAAAATATTTGAAGAATGTAACGCGCAAAGAACTTGTCGAGCATATGGAAGTCAAAATTATTAAAATAGTTTATGACACTCCAACAGGTCGTCGCACGGTTCAGGTCACTTTACAAGAAACTGAAATTGCGCGTTTACAAAATTATCCTACTGGATTTGAGAGTATTCGTGAGGCCGCTTTATTTGATATGCATTGTGTAAATGCATTAGAAGTTAATCGAAATGCCTGGATCACAATTCCAGTTGGAAATATTTTAGAAATAAGTGTACCTTAACTGTGTACAAATACTTTGAAATATGTTATAATATACCTATATTATGAAAATCGGAGATGACAATGGCAGCTAAGAAAAAGAAACTACCACCACGTATCCGTCAAGGTGTGGCCGGTATTCCTGTTGATAGCTTTGAAAAAGCTAAGCATTATATCCACTATGATTTGGACAAAAAACTAATTATGGAATTTACCAAACCATGGATTAAGAAAAACTTTTCTAAAGAAGACTCAAAAGCTATCCTTGCAAATCCAGATTATAATTTCCACATGTACTCGCATTATGCAACAGGTATTTATTGGGAAAACTTAGGTTTAGAATTACCAGAACGTTGGGTAAATCTATTTACTCGTATGCGTGAGTTCTATGCAACTCTTATTGAATCAGGTAAAAAGATCCTTGCAGAAAAATCTGCTGATGATAAACCTAATGTTGTGGTACTTACACCTCAACAACGTATGATTAACAAAATCAATAATACTATTCTAGATGATTTAGATCAGATCGAAGATGAATGGATTAACCATGAGAAAACTGGTGAAGATTTTGATATCTACAATCGTATGCGTTTCCATGAACTCAAAGGTCCTGCTGTAAGTTATGTGCGTAACCACATTGATCGTTGGCTGTTAGATTATTCTGATGCCTATAATAAAACATGTGAACAAGCTGTTGAAGGTTATTCACATATTGAACGTAAAGAATTAAAACGTCGAATCAAGCTTTGTGAAAAATGGTTAGCTGATCTCGACAAATTTAAAGAAGCAACTAAAGCTGTTCGTAAAGCTCGTGCTCCAAAGGTACGTAGTGCAGATAAGCAGGTTGCTAAAGTAAAATATCAAAAGGAAGATAATAATTATAAACTAGTTTCTATTCCACCAATGAATCTCGTTGGTGCTATGCGTGTGTTTACATTCAATACAAAGACACGTGTCCTAACGGAATATGTAACTAATTCTGCAACAGGTTTCGAAGTGAGTGGTACAACTATGAAGAAGTTCGATACTACCATGAGTCGTGCAACGCGACTACGTAAACCTGATGACATTGTACCTGACATTCTGAAAAAGACACCGAAACAGATTGATAATATCTTTAAGTCCTTGACTACTAAGATTTCTGTACCTAACGGTCGATTGAATGAAGATACAATTTTATTAAGGGCTATGGATAAATGATTGAAGAAACTATATTAACTAAAAAGAGGTTTAGTACATTAATACAAGAAACAGTACGTAAGAAACGACTAGATTACATGGATGCAATCCTAGATATTTGTGAAGAACGTGGATTGGATCCAGCTGATGTCGGTAAACTAATTAGCCCAGTGATCAAGGAGAAACTTGAAGCTGAATGTATCCGTGCAAACCTAATTAAGAGTGAGACAGGCGTGTTGCCAATATGACAATGGAACCTTTTGATGCTTATCGGTATTATCAATCTTTGAAACTACACTTTGAATCAAAGAATTATGATGCCGCTAAATATAATTTTAAAACAAGTGCGAATCCAAAATCTTTTTGGAAACGTAATGACAAATACCACTTTGCAAAAGTGGCAAAGAGATTCAAGGATGTACCTGAGTTAGTAGGATACTATACTTCTCATTTTATTAATGGTACAACATGGATAGGTGAAATGCTAAACCAAGAAGAGAATTATAAGTCTTGGCTAAAACGTATTCAATCTATCTCGTACATCTTTGAACAGGATTTGAACCATCTATCAATTGAGTATGAAACATTTGATGAATTATTGAAGTGCGAAGATGGATCACATCCTAAAGTAGTCACAGAGTATCTACAAGAAGATATTTCTTTAGAGACTGTTGTGATTATAAATAAACTTACAGGCTTCATGAGGAAGGCTGATAAGGAGATAACGGAAACATTATTGTGGCCGGATGTCTCAATGAAAATCCGTAAATACGATCCTTTCGTCCAAGTCGATTTAGATAAGATGAAAAAAATTGTATTTAAGGTGTTTACATCATGACTAAGTTATGATATAATAGTACTTACATTATGAATAAAGTGGACAATTAAGTAATACAACGCAATACAAGGAAAATATAATATGTCTTTTGCTAATCTCAAAAGTCGCTCAGCCGACATCTCTAAACTCGTCTCAGCTGCAGAAGCTGCTGGCGGTGGTACTCAAGAAAAGAAATCTTATGGTGATGATCGCTTCTGGCAACCAGAAGTAGATAAAGCCGGTAATGGTTATGCCGTTATTCGATTCCTACCTGCTGGTGAAGGTGAAGATCTTCCATGGGCTAAATATTGGTCACATGGTTTTAAAGGTCCAACTGGTCAGTGGTATATTGAGAACTCTCTAACTTCTATTGGTCAACCTGATCCTGTTTCTGAAATGAACTCAGAACTATGGAACTCTGGTGTTGAAGCCAATAAAGATCTTGTACGTCAACGTAAGCGTCGTCTACACTATGTGTCTAACATTATGGTTGTAGAAGATCCTGCGAATCCTGCTAATAACGGTAAGGTATTCCTATACAAGTACGGCAAGAAAATCTTTGACAAGATGATGGATGTTATGCAGCCTCAATTCGCTGACGAAACTCCAGTAAATCCATTTGATTTCTGGGAAGGTGCTAACTTCAAATTAAAGATCCGTAACGTTGAAGGTTATCGTAACTACGATAAATCTGAGTTCGCTTCTCCATCACAACTTGCTGAAGATGACAAGTTGGAAGGCATCTATAATACTCTATATGCTCTTAAGGACTTTACTGATCCTAAGAACTATAAGTCTTATGATGAACTTAAAGCTAAGTTAGTTCGTGTACTAGGTGAGTCTGGCGTAGTAATGTCTACGGCTGAATCTGTAACTCTTGATGAAACAGCTGCTGCTCCAACTATGGCTGCTGCTGCGGAACCACAAGTTGCATACGCTCCTGCCCCAAGTGAACAGTCAGATGATGACGATGATACTATGAGTTATTTTGCTAAGCTAGCGAATAGCTAAAATGAGAAAGGGACCTTCGGGTCCCTTTTTTTATGGATTAACGTAATTACCCATTCCACTTGGTTGAGTATACATATCAGAATCCTGGTTGTATGGGCTATAGTTCTGATCTTTTACGTTATATGTGTTACCATTAAACGTTTGATTAGTTGAGTTATCAGATGGAGCAATAACTTGAGTAGGCGACTGACCATTCATTGTACGTGATCGTGCCGCAATCTCAGCATTGGTCTGAGCTTGAGCATTTTCCAATGAAGTACTGATTTGTGTTTGATATGCAGCAACTGCTTCAGCATTTGGAGTATCAGGCATTGACATTGATTGTGTCATACCATTACTACCAAAATTACCAACCATACTCTGCAAGATCTTAAAGTTATCAACCGCTTTCTGGTATTGAGTACCCATGTTTGCAAGACCAGGAGCAAAGTCTGCTTCAGGAATTCCATCAAACCAACCACTACCTAGTTTACCACCATTAATAGCTGCGTTAATAACAGGTAGACTTCTTGCCATTGCCGCACCAAATGCATCGATAGAACCAGAAGCACCATAGAAGTTAAGCTTCATAAATGGTTCAATGTTTTCAGCAAGTGTCTTTAGTCCAGCATATTTAGATCCATCGATTTTTTCTAATGGTTTGATTGACTCAACCATTCGTTCGATAGTTGTTTTCTGACCTGAACCTTCGTCGCTTCCAAAAAGGAAGTCCATAGTTGCATCATATGCGTCACCGATAACATCAGTGATTGCACCAAGACCTCTAGCACCAAAGAATGCTGCCATACCAACACCTAGTGCACCAAGACCAGTACCGACTTTAATTAGATTATCACCATCTAATTGTGATAATGGATTCAAGCCTGCAGCCATGTTCTGCATCATTAGTTTAGCGTTACTACCGTCTAAACCAACAATACTTGCTACGGCAGATACACCGTCAAATGCAACAAAGAATCCTGCAATTGCAGCACCAATTGCTGTCATACCAACAGCAGTACCAGCAACAGCGGCAGGACCAAATAATCCTGCAAGAGCACCAGCACCGGTCAATACACCAAGAGTAGAGATCGTTTTGCTATCTAATGAATTAACAGCTTCGGCAAAGTTCTTCACCATCTTGACAGTTTCAGAACCGTCACCTGTATATTTCGAGGCTAGATCACCGAGTGAGAAGCCTGCAAAGAAACCACCAATACCAGCACCAATGAGTGACATACCCGCGGCTGCTTTTGCTGCACCACCGACACCACGAATAGATGCGATTAATCCACCAGCACCTAACAATGTAATCAATGTAGCTCGGGCAGATTCGTCTAATCCTTTAGTTGCTGCACCAAAGTTGCTTACTAATTTCTTTGTGTTCTCTAAATCAGCGGTTTCTGGAGCAAGACCTAATGCTTTCTCACCAAGAGCAAGACCGCCAAAGAATCCAACAATACCAGCAGACATTGCCGCCATACCAAGAGCAACAGAAGCAGGACGTCCTGTAATACCTGCCGCGGCACCTGCTGCAAGAATGGCACCAAGAGTCGTAGCAGTAGTAGCATCCATACTACTAATAACGTTGCTGAATCCAGCAACTGATTTCTTAATATTGTCGTAGTTTAGATTTTCAGATAGGAAATCTGTACCTAAGGCTTTATCGCCTAGTGCTAAACCACCAAAGAAGCCTGAAATACCTGCAGACATTGATGCAATTGCAAGAGCGGCATTACCAGGTTTACCAGAAATACCAGCTGCAGCAGAGGCAGCAAATAAACCACCTAGAACTGTAAGAGTTTTTGTATCTAGGTCTGCAACAATATTTTGAAAGCCCATTGCAGCTTTCTTAATATTATCATAATTGAGATTTGACTCCATCCATGATGTGCCAAGAACAGCATTACCTGCCGCTAGACCACCAAAAAATGCAGGAATTGCAACACCAAGTGCAACAAGTCCTGTGGCTGATTTGAGCATCCCTGCTCCAATGCCCATCATACTAGCACCAAGTCCGCCTAATAGACCACCGCCATCTTTATCTTTGCCACCACTACCGGCAACTTTACCTAGACTTTCATTAATACTGCCTAGGATTTCTAATTGTTTGTCTTGTTTAACACCAGCTTCACGCGCGTCTTCTTTGTCTTGTAAAGAATCAATCTGGTTTTGTCTCATAATTTCTTTTATGGACTTAATAGAGTGCTTCCCGCTATTTCTAACGAGATCACCTTCAGCTTTGAGTCTTTTTACGACGTCACTAAGAGTTGCTTTATCTGCCATTTAAACTATCCAAATAATGAATGATACTAGTAATAAGAACTGAACAATATCCCAATATTCTTCGGTCTTATCACATTTCATTTACTTTTTACCTTTAATTGCATCTGCACCAAAGAATGCTGCTACAAGAGCTGAAATCGCTACGAAGTAAGTCGGAGCAATGTCACCAATAATATTAGCTGCTTTATCTGCACCCATCAAAGATGTAACTAGAATCGCACCTGGATATAATAACATACCCATTAAAGCGAACCAAGTCATTTTACGCATTGCATCACGCTGTGCGTCTTGATCCTCTAGTTCCTTACGACGGAACTCTAAATACATCGCCTCTTCTTCTGGTGTAACATTACCGTCACCATTAGTATCGGCTGGATGAAAGCCGGCTTGCTTAATATCTTCAGACATAGTCTCTATTTCCTTTGCTTAAGTTGTTCGTTCTGTTCTTCAATATAATCAGTCAACATAGCAACGTAGATTTCCCTCTCCCATGGCATCATTTCATCTAATTCAGTTAAACTATATTTATGATGCTGCATCATAGAAAAGTTAACTTTGTAGTAATTAACTAAATTAGTATGGGAAAGGGCTAGCTGAAAAAATTCGCCAATCCTTTCAATTCAATTTCATTATCATGTCCACAGTTGTTGCATTTAAATTTAGCATCAACTGACACAGAAGGCATAGCATCTAAATAAGCTTGAACTTTTTTGAATTGGTCAGAGCTTAATTCACCGACAAAATCAATTAGTTCTTGTTGAGTCTGATCTGCAGCATCAAATACATCATCACCAGAATAAATCTGATCGATACATTTAGCGATAACTGCAAAGATCTTATCAATCATATCTAGATCTTTGTTTTCTGCGACATCCAAATATTCAGTCATAGATGGATATTTCATAATCAAACCTGTGCCAGAGCCTAGGTCGATTCTATTATCCGGTTGATCAGCTAGATTTAATTTTTCTAAATCCAATACAACCTCATTCTTTTCTTCACACTTCTCACATGGAAGCATGACTGTAGATGTTTCACCAACTGATTTACTTCTCAGTTTAGTAAACAAATATTCAACATCAAATAAAGTTAATTTATTAGAATCAACTTTTTCAAATGTACATGCAGAAATAATATCTTTTACTGCATTATTGATTTGAGTACCGTCCTCGGATTCAAGTGCGATCATCAAAATCTTTTCTTCTTTTACCAAATACGGTCTAAATTGAATTTCTTCACCCGTAGATGGTACTTTAGTACTGTACTTAGGTACATTCATTTTAGGCAATGCCATTTCAGTTCACTCCTGTTATAATATTAAATGCCAAGTGCATCGATGCCAAGGCCAGCAAGTGTGCCGCCCAATTGGCCAAGTACTCCATCAAGAAATGATTCTTCTTCCCAATCATCAAATTCAAATGTCACAGATACTTGTGAAATTGTATTCTCTGATGCGTTAGATAAACCAATTGATGAAATTGTTACCGGAAAAGCATTAACCAATTTAATACCTTTGACGGGAACATAGTCAGTATTACCAAGTTGTTGTATAGTAATATCGCCTGTAAATTCTGATTTGTAACCAATCTCGAAATGGTCTTGGTCTACTCTTGTTACAATAGTATCCATCCAAGACTTAATATAATTATACGCGTAATAATCGTTGGTTAAATTAAAGTTGAAAGTAACCTGATCGTTAATTTAACCATAAGGTCTTTTGTATGCTTTCATACTTGTAAAGAAATCTTTTGTTGCAATCTGTCTACCAGGTAAACTAACAGATTCACAGAATAAGAACATATCACGTGGATCATTAATAAAACCACCAGCTGAGATCTTACCGCCAGATAATGCAGAACGTGCAACATTAGATACAATACCACTGATATCGGTATTGATTAGTCCACCTAGTAAACCACCTTTTTTACCTGGATGAGAAAAATATACTGCAAATCTATTGGCTTTCGCCATACCACCACGTCTACTGACAGAGGCTTTTAGTGTGTCGATACTTGCTGGAACTGGCATTAAATCATCTTCCTAGAATCACGCCATACTCTTCTGGCGTTAGCTTTTCTAAATTGTTCAGATGGCATAAACGTAGCAATCTCCCACTCAGGTGAATGTACCAATGCAATCTTCGAATCGATATGCTTACTTAAATAATGTTTGAAACACGGTTTATAATATCTCAAACGTGATGTATTCTGCAGCATCTTATATGTTGCAGCAAATTTTGTAGAATCATTATATTGTTTATTAGTCTTAGTTTCTAATAATGCATCAAGCATTTTAGCTCTTAATGCAGGTGGTAGGTAATGAAGATTCAAACCATAAAAACCACCAGGTGCAGGTTTAACTGCAACAATTAATGGAAATGCATCATAGTATGGTAATGTTGCTCTATGCTTTGGATCATAGAAGAACATGTACATATTACCAATACCAAAACGCTGACGAGATGATACCAAATCGTCCTTAAGAAGATCATGTCGGTTTACACTGCCAAGCTCTTTAAGCTTGTTCATAAACCAACGTCTGGACTCTTCCGTTCTTGCAGGAATTCCAGCTCTAAATGCTTCTGATTCTAATTTACCAAATATTGATTCTGCCATACTGTTATTTATATCACTTTGCTAGGGTTTTTATTCCAAGTTGTTTTAATGTATCTTCAGTCCAGATCTGGAATGTGACACCGTTATCCTTTGCAAACTGAGTTGCTGCTTCCCACTTTGATTGATTCTTTATGAATGTTAATGATTCGCTAAGATACCGTTTAGATCTACGCTGTGGTTTCTTAGGTGGAGATGTTTCTTTCTTCGGTTTAATTTCAATGAGATACTTCTTGCCGTCTTTAGTCTTAAAATATATGTCAATAAAGTATCTATGAACTTTGTTATCAGTTTTACATACATAAGGTATAACAACTTCTTCGCTACACCATTCAACAATATTGGACTGGGCTTCACACCAACGAAAGACGTTACGCTCCCACAATG